TGGCTGTAACGAGGAAAGAGCCTCTCGGCTCAATCCAGGGTTATTAAAACGATGTGTATTCGGTCATTCTTGCCTCACCTTTCGTAATCGTAAAGGTGCAGCCACCGTGAAACTTATCTCCTTCCTTGGCTTTCGGTCCCCACTCAAGCGCTCGTTTGAAAGTAATGTCGTGCATTAGGCAACCATCAGCTTTTAGCGTCAAGAGGAGTGCTTTCAGATCGCTTGAGGCTCTACACCGAAAGCCGTATTCTTTTGGAATACAATATTCTGCAAAGTAAACCATCATTCCTCCTCAGAAGTGCATGCTGATTGCTCTATACTCGTTTGTCAGTCTTGCAACCTCCTGTGCAATGCACTCACGGCGGAAAGCGTTCTTGCAAGCCTTACCTTCTGCTGTAAGCTTTTCGATTTCAGCCTTGCGTCTTTTCAATACCTCGATCTCGTTACCGTCGAGTGCTTCCTTAAGGTCTTTTTCAAATCTCGTCATTGGGATTGTCCTCCGTTCCTTTTGTTGTACACATATTACCATACTAATTGGAATATATCCAGTCATTTCCGATAATAAAGTACACAAAGATTTGAAGGCTTTTTTGTGTAAATTACAGTTTATTATTCTCCCGTTAGAATAAAGTGAACGTAAGATTTCTTGTTGTCTTCGATAAAGGTCACAAGTTCGTAAAGCTCCATTTCCAAAGCAATTCTTTGCACAGCGTTAGTGTCAAACATATTCGTAAAACCTGTGTCGCGGACCTTGAGGATTTGTTCCTTAATCAAATCACTCATCGTCATCACCATTGCACACGATGCGTCCCTGCGTTAGCTGAATTGCTATTTTGGCATAACGCTCAAGTTCTGCTCCTTCGCTGTTTGCTGCTGCGTTGGAATAAAACAGAATAGCTTCTCTCCGAGAATCCCACACACGCTCCGTTCCATAGCAGATTACTTTCACGCTATCGAGTCGTCTGCAGGAATCCTCTCCATATACAACTCCCAAACTGGACCCACAATCCCATTGCACGTGGATTGTGCCGATGTCATCAACCCCTTTTACAGTTCCCTTGCATCCGGGTGTGAGCGTCGTATTATACGGATCGCTCATCATTGTAAGCTCTACGCGGCATCCAATCGGATACTGTTCCTTCAATCTAGCAAGCGCCTCTTTCGAGATCCCCCACATATCACTTTACCCCCTTTGCATTTTTGTGTGCCGAAGACCCTTCAAGGTGCTGCAATAGCACTTTGCGGTCGGTCTTGTATTCGTCTCCAATGAAGCCGAGTCTAAGAAGGAAGCATCGGAAAGCGTACTTTTCGTTTTCGGCTTCCTTCTCTTTGGGACTAATGCGTGTCTGTGTCTTTGCCATATTACAAAGGGCGGTGATGAACTTCATATACGCTTGAAGCTCCTCGGGAGTGGAGTCGGGTGAAAACCAAGCAAAGTCTAGTCTGTCTTCGATAAGGCCAATCTCAAAGGTTTCTCTGCCGAAAACCTTCTTGAAGAGCGTTGCCTTAGATTCGATAATGTTTCTGAGATTCTGCATAGCATTCAAGCCGAAGTCCTTTGCAGGAATTTGGATGCTGTAACCTTTTACCTCTTCTTCAATTTCGCTCTGATCGATTTCAAAGCCTTCATCGTAAATGTGGTGAAGCAGGCGTTCAGCTACCTCATCATCAACGAATTCGCTAAAGGTGAGGTTGCCTTCCTTCTCTACGGTGAATCTTCCAATTTCGTATGCGAAGGAAGGTGCTCCACAGTAGTGCGGGTCTTCTCCAAGCCACTCGCTAATGGTCTTTACAAGTCTTTTGCGCTCTGCCCCCTGGGCGTTGATTTTGATGGTGTGCATCATGGTAATAACCTCCTTGTTTTTTGGTATACACATATTAACTCTAAATGCCCTAAATATCCAGTCATTTTCGAGATATTTATGTGTAGAATACAGGGGCTATTAATCGGTATCAATTTGTGTATAGTACACGATGCCGGACAGCACAAAAAATACACACGGAAGCGCGACTCCGTTACCCCAAAGTTTATATTCCGCAGAATCAGAATGAGGGTTTTCGAGCCACCTTCGAATCTGCTTCTCGGTCTTAGGCTTGCAACCGCCAATGACCCTTGCGTAGGTATCCCATACCTCCTGCCAAAAACGAATATCCTGAATAGCGGGGTACTTGTCTTCAAGACCACTGCACCACCAATCCGGGAAGCCCTGCAATCTGGCACACTCAGTAGGAGTCAAACGTCTCACGGTATAATCGGTTTCCAATACTCCATTATGATGCCCAGGACATGTGCCGTTCAAAAGTGTATTCCCACAATCCTCAAGAAAATATTTTCCGAGGTCTCTTGCACAGGAAGGGTCAAAGCCGTAAGGAGCAACCACAGCACCAGGGCCCTTGGCAACCATCGTGGGTTGTACCTCTTCCGAAAAGCTGGCAGCAAACTTTGCATTCTTTCCGTGATTGAAGGTGTCTCTGCCAACCCCATAGCATACGGCATTAGGATCTTTATAATCCCTGGCCAATAAAGTGGGAGATTTCTCTTCTTCAATGTGAGCATAGCTTCCGGTGCTCATTGCGTAGACGGCATGTCGGTCGATGGTGTTAAGCGTATACATCACATCGGATTCCTTATAGCCATCTCCCTTATGTGAGGGACGAGAGCCATTCCCTTCGATGACAATCGTTTCGCTCTTGGTAACTGTTTCGGGCCTATCCACGCAAACAATAGCAATACCTCCCTGATTGCAGGAAGGGTTACCTCCGTTGGCATCAAGGGTTCGAGAAGTGTCCGCTTCATAGATGCCACTATGAGGATTACTGGATTTCATCGCATTGCTGTCCTTGGAACAAATACCAAAAGGCTGAAGGACACAGTTAAAGTTGTCCTTGTCGGGCATGCGCTGATTGCCACCCGCGTTCTGCTTAGTGAGCGTGGGTGCTATCTGACCACCGTCCCAGTTGCTGGGGACAAACAAGGTTTGATCGTTGTTACAAGCCAAGGTCGCGGATTTGTTTTCCTGAATGAGAGCACCCTTGCCTCCACCTTCACAACCACAACGAATTTTCATAACAAGAGGAACGTTGCCTCCACCCGTTCCCATACGTGATGTGAGCGTTTGAATGGCATCCCCTTCCTCAAGTTTCACTCTACCATCAGCCGGGTGATTCTCAAGAGCAATAGTTGCCGGAACCACTCCTGCTCGAAGTGTCGGCGCGCACTCCTCTTCATAACCAATCCCTCTGCTTTCAGCAGAATGTTCAGTACAGAAGCCTGCAGATTCAAGAACACAGGGCGGGTGGTGTGCCTCTGCTCGAAGAGTGCATGTAATCTCCTCAGTCACATCCATGCGATTGCCACCTTGGTCATTAAGGACTACACCGTTGCGTCCTGTGGACATCCCGCAGTTTACACCGAGCGTTGCCGCTTTATTACTTACGGTTCCGTTGTATCCATCGAGACCGATGCCTGGCGCTCCAGTGCAGTCTTCAAAACCATTGGCAGCTCTTTGCCACGCACGGAAGCTCTCCGCAGAATACCCTGACACGCCTTCGGACTTAAATAATACGTTTCCGGCACTCCGACCTGCAAAATCTGCGACAAGGTAGATTCTACGGCGGCGCTGGGGGACTCCCCAGTATTGAGCATCGAGAGTTCTGTAAGCCACGCTCCATCGGTCTCCCAAGTAGAGGTCTGCGTAAGGCCATCCTTTTTCAGGCATAGGCACCTCGGTCCCCTCTTCGACGATGCCGATGACGGCTTCGAGGACGGCTTTGAAATCGTGACCATTGTTGCTAGAGAAAGCTCCGGGGACGTTTTCCCAGCAGATCCATCTCGGATATTTTCCATTTGTTGCTTTCCTCATTTCTTTGATAATACGGACAGCCTGATAAAAAAGACCCGACCTTTGACCGTCGAGTCCGCTTCGCTTACCTGCCACAGACATGTCCTGGCAAGGCGAGCCAAATGTAATAATATCTACGGGTTCAATCTTGCCGCCGTCCATAGCAGAAATATCTCCGTAGTGTTTCATAAAAGGAAATCTCTTTGTGGTAACTCTTACCGCAAAAGGCTCCACCTCGGATGCCCACACAGGCTCAATGCCTGCGAGGACACCACCGAGAGGAAAGCCGCCCGAGCCATCAAACAGACTCCCCAGCTTCAAGTGTGTCACTTTCTTTGCCCTCCACTTCTTTTACAAGTTCGGTATAAGGAATCTGCTCTCCGCCGCGAATAACATAAACATTATCTGCGTCACCGGTATCATCGACATAACGGCGAAGGATTACAGAAGCGTACTTTTCGTCAAGCTCCATCGTGTAGCAGATGCGACCTGCCTGCTCACACGCCATCAGCGTAGAACCGGAACCTCCAAAGGTGTCGAGCACGATGGAGTTCACCTGAGATGAGTTGCCGATGGGATATGCCAGAAGGTCAAGAGGCTTGCTTGTAGGATGGTTCGCATTCCGCTTAGGCTTATCGAAATTCCAAATGGTTGTCTGCTTTCTGTCGGAATACCATCTGTGCTTACCATTCTGCAAGAAGCCATAAAGCACAGGCTCGTGTTGCCACTGGTAATCCGAACGACCAAGTACCAGACTATTCTTTGCCCAAATGCATACGCCCGCGAGATGAAAGCCTGCATCCACAAAGGCTCTGCGGAATGTAAGACCCTCGGTGTCCGCGTGGAACACATAAGCGGCGCCACCGCTTTCCATATGTGCGACCATATTGTCGAAAGCCTTACGAAGGAAGTTGTAAAACTCTTCGTCCTTCATGCTATCATTCTGAATGGTAAGGCCACTCTTGCTTTTGAAGGAAACACCATAAGGCGGGTCGGTAACGATAAGGTTTGCACGATTGCCGTCCATCAATTTTGATACGTCATCGGGATTGGTGGCATCACCGCAGTAAAGACGATGCTTGCCAACCACCCACACATCCCCCTTCTCCACAAAGGCAGCTTTTTCCAGTGCTGCGGTAAGGTCGTAGTCATCATCCTTGGTCTCCTCTTCCTCAGATCCAAGCAAATCGGCAAGTTCATCTGCTCCAAAGCCTGTAAGAGCCAGGTCGAATGCTTCAGCCTGCAAGGACTCAATCTCGACACGGAGTAGTTCTTCATCCCATCCGGCATCAAGTGCCATTCTGTTGTCGGCAATGATATAAGCCTTCTTTTGTGCCTCGGTTAGATGGTCAACAAATACACATGGTACTTCTTTGATACCTTCCTCTCGGGCGGCAAGAACACGACCGTGACCGGCGATAATGCCAAAGTCACGGTCGATAATAACAGGATTGATGAAGCCGAACTCACGCAGGCTGGAACGGAGTTTGCCGATCTGCTCGGGCGAATGGGTTCGCGCGTTGTTTACATAAGGGACTAGCTTATCCAGGGGGACAAGCTGCATATCGGTTGTCGTCTTCTTGCTCATATCAGCGCCTCCCTAAAATGACATCCTTCCGCAAGGTGCTCATAATCCCTGTCGAGTAGATTGAGTTTCTCGATGATACCCAGAGGAGTAAGGTCGTAGTTCTCACGAACGTAATCTTCAAGAGGGAGATTCTTATCGTTTTTCACCACTACGGATACAGGCTCTGCAATACCGATTGCGTAGCCAAGCTGTACCTCGCACCACTTGAGCTTGTAGATATCAAGCAGCTTGCAAGCCAGGTGTCTAGCCATATAGGTTGCAGAGCGGTCAACCTTCGTGGGGTCTTTACCCGAGAAGGCGCCACCGCCTACTGCACAATAGCCACCATACTGGTCACACACAATTTTACGTCCGGTTAACCCACAATCTGCGGTGGGACCACCGAGTGTCCAAATACCGGAGGGATTGATAATAAGCTCAGGAAGAGTGTTCTCTCCAAAGATGTTTTGAATAAGCTTGGTGACTTCCGCTTTAACATCATCAAGAGTTACCATCTGTTTGTGGCAAACAGAAACGAGGATGGTCTTAACCGAATTGAGCGTTGGCTCTGCGTCGAGGTCAACGGTCACCTGGGTCTTGGCGTCTCCCTTGAAGGGACAGTTGGGATTGGTTTCAATATCATTTTCGATAGCAGCAATGATTTTGTTTGCAAGGTCAAAACCATAGGGCAAACGGCTCTCGGTCTCGGCGGTTGCATAACCAAACATAATGCCCTGATCCCCCGCACCGATTTTCTTCTCGGAGGTAACAGCTTCATTGATTTCGTGGGACTGCTTACCGATGAGATTGATAACCGCATCAACGGTATAACCGAGCTTGGCTGCAACCCTGCGGACGATATCGATATAATCGACTTTGGCGTTGGTCGTAATCTCACCGCCAAGGACTACCGTGTTGTCCTTTACCATTGTTTCAATACCGCAATGACTGTCTCTATCCTGAGAGAGGCACTCTGTGAGAATGGCATCCGAAATCTGGTCGGCAAATTTGTCAGGGTGATATTTACTGATTTGTTCTGTAGAAAAAAGTCTCATAGCAATTTCCTTTCGTTAGTTATTTCCGCGTCGCGCGGTTAAAAGTCTTTCCATAAGGTCATCGTGCGGTGTGGCTCCACCATAATCAACCGAGCAGTTCTCTTTTACAATTTGGTGTATTGCGAACCACGTCGCATTGACCTGTTTCATGTAGTCTCGGCTCATCGCGACGAAAGGACTGGCAATTGCATTTCCTGTAGTCGGATGCTTTGCAAGAAAACCGAATTCCGAAATTGCTTCTTCACACTGTATCCATCGGGATACGCTCATTGCATACTGCTCTATCTGCTGAAGCGTTACGAGCTTTTCGCAACCACAATTCTTCAGCCACTTGTATGTAGCAATGAAAACATCCTCGGCGCACAGATCCTTGCCCGACTTCTGTTTTGCTTTGAGATAATCCTTTACAGGCGGAATGTCGTAGCCTTCTATGTCCGCAGGCTGTGGCAGAATCTTTTCACCATCTGCCGTGCCGTCATTGATTTTGTCTATCAAAGCCTTCTTTTTAGGTCCGGTTCCAGGTCTGGGACCGCCACGGTTTGTGCCATCTTTGGCCATCGTTTTGCTCTCCTTTCGATTGATTTTTGTGGTGAGGGGTTAATACCCTGTTTGAATACGAATTTTTGCACACGGGAGCCCCAGCCCGCTGTCAACAATTTAGGTCCCGGAGATTTTGACCGCCCCTGGGATCTTTCTCACTTGTTGTGCC